CATACCATCAAATGCAGAACTATCAGCACTTCCCCCATAATTACTAATTCCTATAAAATGATCTTTGTTAGTACCAAGTACTAAATTTTCATCAGTAGAAGGATTGTTGTTTGTATCAAAAGCAGTATGTTCTTCTCCATTGACATATATTCTTATCGAATTTGCATCCCCAGAAGTATCAGTATCGCACGCCAGCACGATATGCATCCATGCAGTTTGATCTCTGAACAGAGCACTGGTTTCAAAATATGTTGTACTATATCCTCTAAATTTAAGTCTATTGGAAGTATCGAATTCCAATCTTGCAAAATTTCCCTGACTATCAGCACTTCTTACATGGAACAAATATTGTTCGGTATCATAGTAACCTCTTTTTACCCATGCAGAAAAAGTGAATGTTTTACCGTTACCTGTGGTACTATTCATCACACTGCTACCAGCTTGTAGGTAATCGTTACCACCATCATTAAACATCAGACTTTTTGCAATCTGTGTTGCATAGATAGGACGAAGAACAATAAGATTAAATGCTCGAGAGTTTGTCTGACTTTCATCATCTGTTGCAGTAACAGTAAAGTTAAATGTTGTATCAGATGTTACGTTTGTATTTGGTGTTCCAGTAAGTTGTCCATTTGCAGAACCCAGAGATACACCAGTTGGCAATGCGCCAGAAGTAACTGAGAAGGCAAGAGTTCCACCGTCTGGTTCAGCGGCAACAATAGTAATTGTTGACATTGCAACATCTTCTAAAACAGAACCAACATTACCAGCAGCAGTTGTAAACGCTGGTGTTCCGTTATATGAAAGACCATTTTGCAAAGTTGCAGCAAGTCCGTTTGTGTTTGTTACCACAACATCATAATCACCAGCAGTCTTTGCTGGTGTCGTAAATGTAATAGATGACGAACTCACAATAGATACAGAATTAGCAGAAGTTCCACCGATTGTTACCGTTGCACCCGCTTTGAAGTTTGAACCTGTAAGAGTAACTGTTTCTCCACCAGCAGGATCAGCGGCAGTTACAGAACCAGCGATTGCGAGAGATGAAATGATAGGTGGACTATCAATTGCTTGCCAAGCATTAGTTGTAGTATTATACTGTTCCAGTGTTCCCAAGTCAGTATTGAATCTAAGTTGTCCACCGGCAGCACTAGATGGACGTTGCGCTGTTGTACCAGCAGGCACACGAACAAACTCTGTGCCATCCAAAGTTATATTATCTTTAATCTTTGGTTGGGTTACAGCATCGTCTTGAATACCGTCAGTTTTGATTCTTGAAATTGGCATCTATCGCTTCCTGTTTCTCTTTATTTATTACGGTTTAGTGGGCCATGTGATTTGTGTTTCATCCATGACACCTTTGTCTGTTAAAGGAACTGTACTATAAGTATCAGTCATATCTCTAAGTGATTGACGATATGTTGCCCACTGTGTCTTTTGCGAATCTGTCAAAGGACTATCCGGCATCTGTGTCCAATCACTTTCTGCAAGAAGTCTATTTCTCCACATTCTTAATTCATACAATCCGTGTTCATTAGTTCCCTTTATCGTACCATAATTTATTGTCATTATTTCACTCCCCAAAGATGTGCATTTACCTTTGCAGTCATATCATTAGAATGACTTATTTGGTCTAAATTAAGTCCAAGAACACCAATACCAGATGCTGCACCACCAGAAGCGGCAAACGAAAAGGTATTAGTTGCCTGTCCAACACCACTATAATGATAGTTGACAATACCATATGCTGCAGCATCATAATCTGCGTCACTTCTTTGTCCGTTCACAATATAACCTGTGATATATCCAGCGATGCCTGGGCCAGCGGCTTGATAGAATATTTTATGATAGTCACCAGTTCCAGTATCTGGGGAATTGTTTGCGTTATTATCAGTACGTCCGTTAGTTATAGTACGTCCAGTAATTCTACCTCCACCAGTGGTAGACTTATAGAATTGCCACAAATGATAGTTGCCGCCAGGACTTGTTGGCATGATTTCAAGAGTATACATAAATGTTTTATAAGTGCTAAGATATGAAGTAAAATCAAATATAACAGTATCACTGTTGTAAACTACTTCACTACTGTCAACTCTACTGACAAGCAAATCCATACCATTATTAGTTTTATGTGTACCAGTAAAGGTGTAATTTGCTGTTAAATCTAGTGCAGATGCGCCAACAGCGTTGTCAGCAATTCCTCTAGATTTTGTTTTAATTAAAGTCATTCTGGTTTCTCCGGCCAGCTGACATCATCAAGTGATGTTGCATTGTCTGTAATATCTCTAAGTGCCTGTCTATATGTTTTCCATGCAGTAGGGATGTTTGTTCCCTTTTCTTTGTGCATAGTAATCAACCAATCTGTTTCTGCAAGTTTTCTGTTTCTTTCTGCACGAAGGTTTACTAAATTTCTTTCTGCAACAATTGTTGCATCAGTAATAGCATTAATTGCAGAATCACTTGGTTGTGTTACAGATGGGTGTTCCCATCTGATAACTTCACCATTCACAATCTCAATTGTTCCAGAAATAGGACTGAAATCCTCTTCTGTTAGTGTTGGTTCTAATTTAATAATTTTTTGTACAGTATATAAACTCATAATTTTTCCTACCCGATCCTAATAACAGACATGACTGTATCATATAGCGTTCCTGTGGCACTACAATTGGAATACACTAAAAAGTTAACTGTATCTGTTGCTATCAGACTTTGAACAGTTCTACATTGATAGACAACACTATGACTACTAGTATAGTTTACAATATTGTAATGAGTTTGAAGGGTTGTCGAACCATTTTTTTGAATTCTCATGCCTGGAGTATAAGCACCAGAATTTGAACCATGATTGGCATATCCAATAATGTCAATATAATAAACACCAGCTTCAGTAAGTTCTAACCGATTGTTTGCTGTACTTACAGTAACGCCATTAGAAGCATACGATGAAGCAATATTAACAGCACCAAAACTACTTGGAATTGTTGTTGTGCCACTTTGGTATCCAATTCCATAAACTCCATATGGACTTGTAGAAATACCTGTCAACGAAGAACCATCAATCGCTGGTAATGCACCAGTAAGTTTTGACGCTGCCATGCCAGCAATCTTTGCATCTGTCACTGCACTTGGAGCAATCTTTGCAGTACTCACTGAACCATCAGTTGGTGTACCGACACTAAGAACGTCACCCAATGCAATGATAAAGTCGATTGAATCTGACGAGGTTAATGCACTTGAAAATGTAATCTGTGAACCAGAAATTGTAAATGAAGAACCAGGCTTCTGAATAACACCGTTGAGTGAAACCATAAGGTTGTTCGCAGAAGCAGGAGAATACGCACCACCATTCAACTGCAAGTTATATGTTGCAGTAGCAGATGTTGTGATATCATCTAGTACACTATATGCACCTGTGATTGGTTGTTGTCCTATGAATGGCATTATTTACTTTCCTCTATTCACTATATTTATTCTTCATCTGCAATGGTATTGCCTTCTGCAACCCATTCTAATACAGTTTGATAATCCATATTACCTTCATCTTCTGGAACACCAGTAACCCCACCAGAGTGTGTCACTTGAACAGTTCTAGGTTGTTCAGAACCTACAAAGGTATACCATTGTGCAGAAATAATATCGTCTTTAATAATCATTCTTATAACTCCGCTTCTGCTGTCCAGAAACCATTATAGTCTACACTGTCTGAATTAACACCAGTGTTTTTTTCCATGTTCCAGAAATTAGAATTACCACCTTCATTCCAACCAGCGTTGTTTGTATTACTTACATTGATTGTTCCAGCAGTTGCTTTTGCTGAATTATAATACACATTCACTGAAGCACTTGTTCTTTTTCTAGTATGATAAGATTGTCCTATTCTAATGATAGAACCACTTTGTCTCTGAGAAAAGTTTCCTTGCTCATAATAGCGTTGACAGAGCGTATGGTCTTCAGCATATAAAAGGTGCTCAAAATCTGTAGCTATACTGCCAAGTTCTAATTGCACACCTGTTAGATACCAAGTTGCGTTCAATGTTCCTAGTACATCAGTTGTTGCACCAGTAGCAGAGTTTACATCACCCGCCGACCATGCACCCGCTGTGCCACTATAAGTAGAACCTACACCCAATCCCCAAATTACTTGGATACTACGACCAGCGTCAGTTGCCCATGTACCAGTTGTATCGCCTGGAATTGTAATAGTCTTTCTTTCCCAAGTATCAGCAGAACTAATTGTATAAGTAAAAGGATAGTTTCTATTATCTGCACCATTACCAATTGCACCACCGTGTGTACCAGTTACAGAACTACGAACATAAAAAGAAAGAGTTACAGTTTTTGCACCAGAAGTTCCCCATTTAAGATGACTTATTGTGTTGCCTTCCATTCTTGTTCCTACGATCAATCTCTGTCCAGCGGCAATAGATGAATCAGCTTGTGTTGTTAGAACTTTTAATGAATGACTAAAATCTGTTGGAACTATAGAAGTTTCTTGACTGATTGTGAAAGCACCATCTGAACTGTGATAATCAAAAAACCTATCTAGTCCATAATTAACAGCAGCACCGTGTCCAGTAAACGAGGTGCCTCTCTGAGATATTCTCATGCCGCCATTGATAATAAGATTTCTACGACCAAGATTTGGTGCATCTAACATATCTGCTGTTTGAATTTTACTTAATGGCATCTGCGTTTCCTATTTCTCTATATTTATTCTGGTTTCGTAGGCCATGTTACATCATCAAGTGATGTTGCACTGTCCGTAATATCTCTAAGTGCTTGACGATATGTTGCCCATGCAGCATCGTTTGTTAGCGTAACATCTCTATTCTGTGTCCAATCTGTTTCTGCGAGTTTGGCGTTACGAATCATTCTTACTTCTTGAATATTTAATTCTGTATCAACTGCATCTGCATCATATGAAACTACGTTATCATCTGCATCATAAGGAACACCATCAATAACCTTTACAACAGATGGATTTAATTTAATAATCACAAAATCTCTATTACCTAGTCTCATTGTTTAATCTCCATCAATGTCATGTCATTATTATGATTGTATCCAGCACCCAATTCCCCTGCTGAAGACCCTTGACGAGTAACTACCACAGTAAAAGTAATTGCACTTGTTGTATTATAACTAGGGAAAAGTTTCTGTCCACCATAATGCATTCTTGTACCAGTAGCAAAAACATTATTAGGATAACCAACAGCATCTGCCAGATAGTTGTTTCCTAATGTCGCAGTGCCACTAGCACCACCAGCGATACTGTAATTATATTGAACTCTCCAATATGCACCACCAGCACTATTTATGTGAAAATTCATATTTGTTATCATTAGAATTTTTGAACTTGCAAATTTTGGGGTGATTGTTCCAGTTTGAAGTGTAGTCGGGCCCGCTGTAACTGCTTGTGATCCAGCGTTAGTATGTATAGTTTGAACTACAGAACCAACTGGTAAGTTTGAATAGTTAATGTCACCAGACAGTTTCGTTGCAGTAATACCAGTAGCAATCTTTGCATCTGTTATTTGTGATGCACCAATCTTTGCAGTAGTAACTGCATTAGTAGCAATCTTTGCAGAACTAATCGTTCCATCAGCAGGAACGACTGAGTTCTCTTCTAGTCCTTTGAATACGACATAGAAATTAATTCCGTTTGCTGGTGCAGCAGACATTGTAAGAGTTGTTCCATTAACGGTATAAGCATCAGTAGGTTCTTGGCGAACATTACCTACAAATACTTCAATATCGTTTGCAGAAGCAACTGCACTACTTAATGTGAACGCTGTTGTACTACCGTTTGCTGTAAAATCTTGTTTAGTCCTTGTGGAAAAACTAGCATTTGGTGTACTTCCAATATATGGCATAGTTTACTCCCTTATGCTTTTTCCATTAGACCCATTACTACATCAATAGCAGAACCAGTTCCCGCTTTGACTTTGAGGATGTCTCCTGCCTCTAAAATATATTTTTGTCCAGCGAGTGTTTCCAATGTAGTATTCGCTGGGATACTTACATTCTCTAAAAGTTGAAAGTCAGCAGTTGCAGAAGTATCTGTAAACTGAACTTGTACTGTTACAGCATTAGTTGTCTTGTTTGCAATTGCAAGTCCAAGAACAACAGTCTGTGTAGAAGCAGGACAAGTATACAAGTTCACATATGAACTATTGGATACGTTTGCTGCTGCTGCATTTTTGAAAGTGTTCGCCATGTTTTTTTCCTATATTATCCTAAAGCAATTGCCAGTGCTGTTGCGTCATCTTCTGGATCAAAGTCTAGTTTTGCTTTACTAATCGCTCCATTCGCAACAGTATTTAGTGTGTTGACACCATTTAATTGTATTACTTGAATGTTATTTGTTCCAGATGGTGGAGCAGAAGTGAATGTAAGTGTTGAACCAGAAACAGTGTATGCATACGAAGAACCGTATCTTTGGTATACATTATCAACAAACACAGCATAGTTTCCAGCATTATTTGCTGCTGGTGTTCTTGTTAAAGTAAATGCTGTAGTAGAACCATTTCCGTTGAACTCATCTATGTGCGTTGATGAAGTAGCAGAAGTTGCAGTAAGAATCTCATTACCAAGATAGACAATAGAAATTCTACCATTAGCATCAGGCGCCTCTGAGAAGTTAATTACTGGTTGTCCAGAAACAAGATTTGTTGAATATGAATGTTCTGGTTCTTGAACAACACCGTCCAATACGACCAACAAA